CCTGAATTTTCATGTTGGTCTACATCCGAGAAGCCCTCACTACTCCAATAGTAGTGATCTCGATGTTCTGTTTGAGGGAAGCCTCAAACACTCTCACAAGACCCTGTTCTTGTGTGCGGGAACACACCTTGCCATCCTCTCCTGTTTGTTTCTGTTATTTTATTTTTATGGTCCCCAATGCCGTCACTTCTTGCTGGCCAAAGCTTAAGTTCTTAGTCAAATAGGGTATTTAGTGGTTTTCTAACATGCAAAATATAGAGATGTGTATAATGTACAATCATGGTCCGGGTAGTTGATTATCAACAGCGAATGCTGAGACATTGGTTGTCCCAAACGTTCCTGTCATTGTCACCTTACCTGTGAAGTCTACAAAAGTATCCTGGGTCGGATCAGTGCGTGATACCACGAAGGACCACATGCACCGACCAGAACCAGTGTTAGTATAAGCAAGCGTATCAGGAACTAAGTTGCAATATAGCAACTTACCGTTTGTAACCGTGGGTAAAGTCAAAGCCACACTGGTAAAATTACCCGTGGGGAAGTAAACTAAACAAAGCAACGTACGTGGACCACCTGCTGAGATGGTCAGAATATTGGCAGCTCCAGTAATATCCACATTGCCAACACCAGCAGTGATGCCGGTGAACAAAGTGGTGTTGGAACCACCAGTATAGACAGAGTAATTGTAGCCATTTCCACTGACACTCGTGGAGACCACAGGCTTCTTCAACTCTACCTCGTACGTAACCCACAAATCACCAACCACATTACCATTGGCAGGCATGCCGACGGTTGACACAAACGTTTTCCCCAGGTCATAACTCATAAGAGGTTCACCTGTAGGTGGGGTACGTGAGCGTACATAGTGGACGTTGAACGGATTTTCCTTGGGATCACACTCAATGGGATGGATGAAAGGTTCACTGGGCACAGCCTCACTGGCACAGTACTCATTCATCATCTCAGTCTTATTGAAGGGAGCAGCATCACTTGCGCGATAGGTAGTTTGGATCATCACTGACCCAAGTGCTGGATTTGTGCCGCTAACAGCTACGCCAGATGTAGGGATGTAGTGAAACACCATACCCTTAATCGCGTACTCCTGATAACGTTGTGCAACTCCAGCTAGCCAAGGGAAAGAACCTTCCATCCCAGGATTAAGAGGCAGAGCATACTGCGTCTTAAAATCCACGGATCCCTTGATGGTACCCACAAACTCCTTGTGGCGAACCAAAATCGACTGACCAGTCGAATGCATAGCTGGAACTCCCATAGTACTATCAGTGAGGATGGAATTGCGCGCAACCCTGTACGCACCAAACCCAAGCCACTTGGAAGCTAGTGCCCCCAATTGTGTGCCTGCAGCACCACCAATTGTGGGAGCACCAAAGTACCCACCCAACATCTTACCACCGTATCCGCCAGCTGCTCTAATAAGCTGACCCATAGGTGTAACCTTCTTCTTCTTCTGTTGCTTCTTCTGTTGAGGTCCAACCCTCCCCGGAATAATGACAACTTTCGGTGTCTTACGCACCATGATTTCCTGTTTCTTTTATTTTCTTTGTTTCGCAATCCAATAGATACCTGGCCTTCTATTGGCATGGCACTACATAGGCGCCCCTCCTATGCAGCTCAACTCATCCTCTCCAACCTTCATGTGGAAGTCACAACTCCAGGTCTGGTAGTAATCCTCCATAGCCACTTGCTCATCTGGAGTCACACCAAAAGCCTTGAAGAAAGACAATCGTGTTTCAGGGGTAATGTCCTGATGCTTGGCTTCCATACCCTGAGCCATCATTCTACTACCACTCTGCATAAACACCGCCTCACTCATTTTGCTGGGCCTACCATTACGCATGTATCCTTCATACAAGCTTTGGAACACAGGCACTCCAGCAGTGAGGGACAATCCACACTCACCAACGGCATACAACCAGGACTGTAGGGCTCCTGGATTGTCGAGAGGGAAAAGACACATACTATCTTTCTCACGAGCTGTGCTGTAGTTGCGTACCATACGCCACTCGCCATCAACACAAACTGGGTGAGTTTGACAGAATTCAATCTCTTCCAACTCAAAAACTGGTGCTTCAACCACCATTGTAAACCCGAGGTTAAGAGCGAAGTCAGAAAATCCGCGGCTGAATTTTTCCAGATCAGCTCGTTCCATTATAACAACACAATCATCACCATTGTTAGCCAACTTTGCACGCACTCCGCAATGCTGCAACCAGCTCCACACTATGGCACACATGATCATGCTGTTACCCAGGGAGGTATTCATATCACCTGAACCCCTACCTCCTTGGACATGATATTTGATTTTACCATCAAAGCAGTAAGCAACACCTTTGCTACGACACTGCCATGAAAGGTAACGACGCAATTCTCGCGATCGAAATATCATGTTATACACACTATGCTCCCACTGTAGCATACCCTCGTCCACTGATGCGTCAAATCGACTAGCATCAAGACCGACAGCTACTGGGTCCGTAAATTGACTCCATAACGAATGCATTTCAGTGCCCATCTCGGTAGCGTTCAATCCCTTGAACACCACATACTTCTGCCTGAACACCTTTGCTATCGCACGGAATATACGTTTTTCATGAGGCTTGAGGTAACGGCCAATTGCTATATTATAGCGTCGATCACGTGGCTGGATACACCGCGGACTCTTATTGGTCGGAACCTTCTCTACCTTCATGAAAGTAGTGTATATGGAATGAGCCCTCTTGACTCCGTTCTCAAGGTAATCATCGAGGACTTGTTTGTACAAGGTTTGCTTACGTCCCTTATAGAGCTCACAGAACTCTTCCGCTGTACAAGGTTCGCAAGTGCCACCAATTGCTTTAACAAGTTTTCTCTTGAATTCCCGCAACTCGTCATTGTAATGCTGATAAGGCAAACATTGACGACGCAGCAATTTTCCCCCAACCTTGGCGTAAATCATACGCTCAAGGATTGCTGCACACGTGGTCATTGCATCGGCAGCGTTCGTCTTGAGGGTCCTACTATCACTAGGACAAACACCCTCAACGATGTACACTTGCCGTTGCTTCTCTCCTTCCCTACGCCAGTTGATGGCCAACCCAGCGTATATGGGGTCTTCCTTCCGCAACATATCCCATGTTGTTTGAGAAGGGGAATGCCTAACACTCTGCATCTCCACAACCCCATTTCCACTGGCACCAACATCAGCAGGGCACCCCTACCATGTTTCCATGGATCGGTGGCGGGTCCACTTAGCAAGTCGACCAAGGTACTCCTGGTATGAGTTATCACTCAAATGCTTCCAGGAGCCGACCATCTTCTTCGCTCGCCTTTCTTCATCCGATGGCTCAAAGGCGAGCGCGGACACATAAGGCAACATAGTCCGAATATGGGAAGGTCGCACACCATGACGCTTCATGATATTGTGTGCGAAATTCCACACTGCCTTATGATTAGCCTCTGTGTCCTTGGGAGTACCGAACTTGTTCTTCACCTCGTCCAGTACCTTTCGCACATAAGCAGCTCTGTCTCGCTCACGCACGATGCGGTGTCCCCTCACCTCCAGTGGATCTGTCGATTTGCTGCCATCGGCTAAATCGGGGACGATTTGTACCGGGGTGTCCAAGACAAGTTCTTCCGCAACAACTTCTGACTCGTCTCCATACACCTTATCCACAAACTCGTCCACAGCGGGTGGAGTAAGCATTGCTCGAAACTTCCAAAGCAATACCATAGCCAACTCCAACCGCCACAGGTACAGGGCAACACAAGTTATGTCCACATACCACAACTCATGCTCCTCACAGTACACGCCCCACGCCCAAGCGATACTGTCGGCAAGCCCCCCTGACCAAGTATTAAAACCCTCGGCCAGTGCCATCCACAACGTCACCCTCCAATACCACCAGAAATGGAGTTTCATCCGCGTCCACTCATTTGAAAAATCAATGGTGATCTGCATGATTTGATCGTTCCCCAATAGTCACTTCCCTCGAGAAAAGAGAAAAGCTGGCCG